CACCACTTCTCGTGCCCACTCAGGTGTATTGAGAGCCTCCAAAAGCTCTTCCCACACCACTCGGACTAAATCGAGTGGCAGGAGATCCGTAGCCGCAGTTAGATCGCTGGAAACGATCTGACGTGGCTCCGTACAATACGTCCCTTGACCGTGCTCTTTTTGAAGCTCCATGAACAACTCCATGGCAGCTGAGCGTCGGTCGCCTTGTAGGACGGTTTTGCATTCTGGAATAGAATGTAAGAAACCGAGTACTTACCTACGAACGGCGTGGGCTAGAAGCACTAGAGAACCGCTGGACTTTGTTACAATCCTAGATTTCGCTCCGCGAGCTGGGCAAACAATGACCTAGGCCCTTGGTACTAAACCTGCTGTAGTTTAGACCAAGGAAGCCTTATAGTCATTATAGAGGGAAACAAACTGGTATAATTCAACACCGAGTTTGTTAACCTCAATCCCATCTAGCTCGGGGACCCGAGATCGTAACTGGTCTTCGAAGAGCTGTCTCTTCTCTCTAGTGTCAGGGGCATCTTCATGGCAAAAGGAAAGCAAGTGATCAGCCAGCCCCCCCTCCTTAAGGGGCTTATCAAGAGAGGCGGACTGAGTAAACGGGAAGATAGTAGGATTCATCTGAGAGAATGCTTTACTATTCTTACGGAACAAGTTCCGGAAGAATACGCGAGCCTCAGAGAGATCTTACTACCAACAGGAGAACTCAGACCCATACGCTTTCGCGTGATCTTGATAGGGCTTGGTGTCTGAAGAGTCGACGGACGGTGCGGGAAGTGCACGTCCCATGAATGAGAACTAGAGTCGAACATCTTCCGACCTAGCGAAGAACTATGCGAATTAGTTCCACGGCTTAGGGAGATTAGGATTTCGACCCTCAAACACGGATAGCCTCATTTCTGAGGCCACCATCTTTACTTCAGAAAACCCAGCTTGCTTTCCTCGGCACAGTACCAGGTTCAACAAATGACCGCACACAGCAAAGTAATGGCTGATGGCGGCTCGTTCCTAAGGTAAGGAACGTTGAAGGCATTTGTTGCCCCTGGTGGCGATTATACAAGACCCGAGGATTCTGCACAGCATTTTTGCAGTCTCCTTGCGGACCTTGTACTGTCTGGCAGTAAGTTGTTTGGCATGCTTCAATGCCCGTCTTACAGCCGATAACCAGACAGCGCGGACCCCATCGACTAAGGGGGGAGTATTTAGGAGTCATTCAGCGTTAGCGGAATGATCCAGGGTTAATGTACTCTTCCAAAGGA